ACAGGAAACAGCTTTGCGCCTAATTCGATCCCTGCGGCCTGCAAATCTACAAGCGACTGCCTAAACTGAAAACCAACGGAATCGGAAACATTCTTAAAGGCTAAAGCAAGCCCCCCGGTAGAGTTCTCAATCTCGTATAAAATCTTTAGGTATTCTTCGCCCTGTGCGCCAGCTACACCTAATACATTCTTTAACGCCCTGATGTTTGGGATAATCTCGGCAAGCATTTCGATATTACCTCCCGTAGCATCCATCAAATCGGTTAGCGTGGCGGCAAGTCCTTTATCTGCTATGCTTTCCCTAACGTCTTGCGCGGTCATCCCCAAACGCTGTAACGCTTGTCGCGCCCCGTCTGTTGGATTGGCAAAAGCGGATAGAACTGCCGTAAGTCCTGTGGTAGCTTCCTCGGCTGAAAGACCCAAACGAGTGTAGGCGGCGATGTTTGCGCCAACCTGATCGAAGGTAACGCCCATCTGCGCGGCAAAACCTACAACCTTACCCAAGTTGGGAGCAAGGCTTTCGGCATCTAAGTTACCCGCCTGTATCGTCTTAAAGAATACCTCCGATGCACGCTCGGCACTTAACACCTCTTCACCGTAGGCGGTAGTAGCCGCCACCAATGCTCGCGCTATCTCGGTAGTGTCGCCCATGCCTACTGCCGATGCTTTAGCGGCTTGCTCCAAGATAGCCATAGCCTCCGCACCTCGCTTACCCGCAGAAGTAACTACAAACAGCGCATCCCCTAACTCCTGCGGTGCTTTTGCAGTATCTCCAGCTAAAGCCAAAACCCCATCGCGCATCTTCGCCACATCCTCCGCAGCGACCCCGACAAGGTTCTGTATTTTATTCATGCTATCGTCAAAGTCGATAGCCATCTTAGCCGCAGCCCCACCAGCCGCAACTATGGGTAAAGTTAGGTTACGAGTGATCGAAGCCCCAACGCCCTGCATCTTGCGCCCCGTCTTCGCTATCTGACGGCTCGCGTTTTGCATCTTGGTTGAAAACTCCTTTAGATCAACCCCAAACCTAATCGAAATATGTGCTAAGTGCTTGCCTGCCATTACGCTATTTTTCTACCCTTCTTATCAAGTTTAACACCGAGTTTCTGTTTTACAAGCCTCAAATCTTCATCCGTTGGTAACTCCGGCTTCCGATCCCAATCGAACGGCATGAACTTCTCGATGGTTTTCCTGTCCTTCATGTACGGAGCAACTACATGGTAGGCCAAAACCCTCATGCGCTCGTACTCGTTTCGCTCTCGCTGTTCCTCCTGGTCGAAGTGTCCTTTTATTCTTAGGCTTAGAGTTCGGAGGGTAGAGTTATAAAACTCATCCTCCGACATCCCAAGCCGACCAAGACAAACAGTTAATAGCCCATCAAAGGTTAGGGGTTGCCCGCTTTCGCGGGCTTGTCCTCCCCCTCGCCTGATGCGGGTGTAATGGCTTTATTGAACTCACTCATCACGGCCTCCATGCTCTCCACAGTCAGCCATGAACCTACCTCCTCTATTTCAATGTCAGCAAGCCCCCCGCTCAATCTTTGCCCCTCCTTAATCGAAGAGTAGACAAGTGCCCGAATATGTGAAGCCTTAATAGAACTAAAAGCATCCTCCAAATCTCCCAAACCTACGCCCGTCAGCCTTTCAAATTCTGCTAAAGCGTTCATGTTAAATGATACAGGACGATCCGCGCCCCCTATCTTAATTGTCGTTAGTCCGTGCTTCGCCATTACTCTTATGTTTCAGTTCCTGCGGTTAGCGCACCGTTGCCTCCGAATGTAGCCGAATAGCTGGAAGCATCGTTATCAGCCGCGTTCAGTTCAATGCTCTGAACAAACGCATTTCCGGTGTACTTGGTGTCGCCCGTTACATCGGTGGAGAACTTCAAAGTAATTTGAGTTCCAGCGATCAAAAGAGCCGCCAAGTCATCGGCCTGATCCTTGTCGCTTTCAGTGTCGTAGGTAATCAAACCATCTACCGATACGCTCCAGGACTTTTGTCCGTCTAAGATTTCCTTCCACGCGGAAGAATCCTTAGTTGTAATATCAATTTCGTCTGAATTAAGACTTAGTGTAGCATTTCTCGCGTGGGCTACAAGGTCGTAAGTTGCGCCTGAATCTTCCGATACATATACGCCAAGCAACCGACCTTTTACGATTCCTGTTGTTGCCATTGTTAATCTACTTTAGTTATTGTTTGTTTCTTTTTCCAAAAGCCACCTTTTAACAGTTGCTCTGCTCTTTTCTCGCTTACCTCGATAAATGCGCCTTTCTTTACGATAATATCGTGGCGAATTGGGTAATCTTTGATCAGTTTAATATTCATCGTATTATGCTTATTCGGTATTCTTGTGTTACTCCTGTGGCCTCGGCCTGTTCATCGTAGGCATCGCCTTGATCGTCCAAACGAATGTAACCCACATTGACACCGCTATTAGTTCCTTCAAATCCGTCTAAAGCTGCTCTTACTTTCTCGGCAATGTCATCGGCATCGGCATAGTCCTCGGCAAAGATGTCTAATTGAACATGACGATACTCGAAGCCGCTTACTCCATCCTTATCGTCAATAGCATCATTGCTAATGGTTCGGTACACAATAAAAGGTAGTGCAGTAGTCTGCGGTGCAGTAATCGGGAATATAGACCCGCTAACTGCCGTATTAACATCGCTATCATTACTCAATATATTATATATCACTTTCCCTATCATCGCGAAAGTCTATCTATTTCTCTTTGTATCGCCTTCGCCACTTGCGCGGCTGTCTTTTCACTAACTTGCCCTTTCTCCTGCTCAAATGCTGGCCTCATGAAAGGCTGTGCCGGGATATGTCTTTTAACGCGCTTGTTGTAAAAACCTTTCTCTATTAAGTGCCCGTGATAGCCTTTCCATTTCGCGCTTGCCCTCGGCCCGATCAGTACATTAGGGTAATCCTTCTTTTTGGATGTGATAACGCCAATAGACCATCTAAGGTTTCCGCTTTTAACGGGAACTTTGGCGCGGGCTGCATCCCTCAAATCTCGCGCCTGCACCCGAAGAATACGCAACATAGATGCACGCTTTTTCTTATCATCAGAAAGCTGCATTATCTTATGGCGTAGTTCCTCAAAGCCCTCGACCTTGCTCAAATCATTAAACCCTATTTCTCTATATATAGGCATCAGTCTTTTACCTCCCCTACTATTTTCAAATACTTGTACTGACCCAAAACCTCAACGTAGTCAATGTCGTAATACTCGCTCTTATACACTACCCGCATCGTTTCGTTAATCCCCGTGCGGTAACGAATGTAAAAGGCTTTCTTATTCCTCGCTGTCTTTTGCTCGGTTTCAAAATCCTCACTACCCGACATTTCCTCGACATCGCACCAAATGTTACTAAGATGCGCCCCCCAGGTCTTTATCGGAGTACCATAAGAATCCTTCTGCTCCGTGTAGCTTTGGATACTTATCTGCCTTGTCATTTCGCCCAATCGCTTCATCAAAATACCTTTATTCGATATGGGTCTAAAATGGTCTTAGCGAGAACAGGAATCTGCATCTCGCCATAAAAGTCCGTGCGCTGGTCGTACCACTTGGCAATAGTCAGGCGCATGGCTGTCTTGATAGCATCCGGAACAGCACTCTCATCCGCACCATAACCACTAACGAAATTTACCTCAACCGCACCTAATCGGTCATAGATTGCTGGGATAGTAGTAACCCGAAGCCTTGAGGGAAGAGATACAAAATCCGTTTGGTAGTTACTGCTCGATAACGTCTGTTGCACGTTGTCGCTATCGTAGTATTTTACAGAAGTGATAGAAGATAAGTTAGCCCTATGCGTGATGTCAATGTACTCGTAAAAGCAGTCCATCGTCATCTTCCAAGTCTGATTAATCAGAGAACGGTTCAAATAGTTCTCCGTATGCTCGCGAACGGCAATAATAAGCGAATCAATTAAAGAATCGTCAGCCGTAATATCTGAATCCAGCTTTAGCCAATTCTTTATTTCGTTGCGCGTGAATACCTCACTCGCGGCATCCGTAACCAAACTATAAGACTGTTTCATTTTACCTCCCTTACAATTCCTGCCGCCTCCATTGTCTGAAAGTTTGCCAACTTAACATTAGCAACTTCCCCTCTTTTGTACTCGCGCCCCGCGTAGTAGGCGGCTTTCAGAAATTTAACTTTTTTGCTCATGGTCTATTTTTATTAAAATGGGGCGGGCGAGCAAACAAGGCCAACCCGCCCCTATGGAAAGATGAAAGAAGCCTAAATATTAGGTAGCTGGATGAGCCAGATACTTAACAGGGTCTGTTCCTGCATCCAACAGATCACCATCGGTACGATGGAACATAACGAATGCAGTCTGATTGTAGTCTGCATAACGCTCGCTCAAACGCATCACGGTCATCGGTGCAATGTCGCGGATCAAGTACTTAGACAAATCCCCGAAGATTACACTCTTGGCACTCGCTCCGATGCTTGCCATATCCTGATTAACCGCGTAACGGTAACCGGAGATAGTTCCAGGCTCACCCAGCGCAGGGGCAGACCACAGATACATATTGTTGCTGTCCTTTAGCTTTTTGATAGCCTTCAAAGTGGCATCCTCAAACATGAAAGCGGCATTACCGCGATAAGCTGGATCAACACTATGGATAAGGTCAAGCAACTCATCGAAAGTAATAGCGGAAGTGGAAGCGGCTGTTACCCCTGCTCCTGCGGCTGTTACAATACCATTAGGCTGGCTTGATCCTGTTCCTGTGGTAAAGTGTGCGTTCTGTGCGCGGGCTACACGCTCTGCCAAGATGTTTCCAAGATAGGAAGCAAGGTCAAAGGCGTTATCTGCCAACAACTGATTAGAAACGCGAACCAGCTTAGAAGTGTAGGTGTAGTCATCCAAAGTTACTTGGCTGAATACAGTATCCTGCTCGCTTACTTGCGTGTTCTCTGAAAGAATCGCTCCGCTATTTCCGGTGTCGTTGTTAGTTGGGAAGAACATTTGTCCTCCAACTGTTGAACGTACTACGGTAGCGTTTTCGCGGACACCTCCGAAAGCCAACATAGACTTCTCGATGAAGTCAGC